AAAACAGCAAGAGATAAGTTTAAGGTATGCACAGGGGGAGGTATTTAATAGTGATAAAAGATTTCGGGTGTTGGTTGCAGGGCGAAGGTTTGGGAAATCATATTTATCCTGTATTGAATTGCTCAGAGGTGCAATCAATAGACCTAATGAAGTTTATTTCTATTGTGCTCCTACTTATAGGATGGCAAAGGATATTGCGTGGAAGGAGTTGAAAAGGTTAACACCAAATATTTGGATTAAGAGTAAGAATGAAACTGATTTAAGGTTGGAATTGATAAATGGATCAACTATTGAGTTGAAAGGAACTGAAAATGCTATGGCATTAAGAGGTAGAAGTTTAGCTGGTGTTGTGCTAGATGAGGCTGCATTTATGGATCGAGAAGTATGGGCTGAAGTTATCAGACCTGCTTTAGCTGATAAACAGGGTTGGGCTTTGTTTATTAGTACTCCTGATGGTACTGCCAGTTGGTTTTATGATATGTGGTGCTTTTGTGGCGAACAGGAGTGGGATGATTGGCAGAGATGGAGTTTTACTACTATAGAAGGGGGTAATGTAAAGAAAGAGGAGGTAGAAGCTGCTAGGGGTCAGTTAGATGGGAGGACATTTAGACAGGAGTTTGAGGCTAGTTTTGAGAATCTTACTGGTTTGGTTGCTGTCAGCTTTGGAGATGACAATATTGATAAAGAGGTAGCTGATCTACATATGCTTCCCTTGTTAATCGGATTGGATTTTAACGTTGACCCTATGGCAGGAATTTGTGCGGTAAAGCATGACAATAACCTATATGTGTTTGATGAAATCATGCTAACAGGTGGTGCTACCACTTGGGATTTTGCTGAAGAGGTTACAAGGAGGTATGGAGTTGATAGAAGAATTATTGCCTGTCCTGATCCTACGGGTAGTGCAAGAAAAACAAGTGGGGTAGGAGTTACAGATCATACGATACTGAGAAGGTCTGGTTTTACTGTTATGAGTCCTAAATCTCCTTGGAAAATTAGAGATAAGATTACTTCTGTTAATACTGCATTACTTGATGCAAATGGAGATCGAAGAACTTTTATTCATCCAAGATGTAAAGAATTGATAAAAGCACTTAGAACTTTGACTTATGCACCGAATACTGGACTGCCTAATAAGAATTTAGGTGTAGACCATGCTTTTGACGCATTTGGTTATCTTTGTCTACAGCAGTTTAATTTGGCAAAACCAGAGACATTAGGGCAAACTGCGTTTAGAATATATTAAGATACCTAATTCTTACTATGCCTTACCATACTGGGATGAAGAAAAAGAAAAAGAAGAAGAACGTAGTGAATGTTCCTGTAAATAAAGCTCTTTACGCTAGAGTAAAAGCCGAAGCCAAGCGTAAGTTCAAGGTATATCCTAGTGCTTATGCTAATGCATGGCTTGTACGAGAGTACAAAAAGCGTGGTGGTACTTACCGAGTGGAGAAAAAACGTGGCAAGAAGTAGTGGCGGTCTTACCCGTTGGTTCAAAGAAAACTGGGTAGATGTCAAAACGGGCAAACCTTGCGGCCGATCAAAAGGCGAAAAGCGAGGCTATCCAGCTTGCCGACCCAAAAAACGTGTCTCAAGTAAGACACCTAAGACTGTAGGAGAAATGACAGCAGCAGAAAAAGCCAGGTTTAAACGTGAAAAAACAAGCAGTAAGAAGATAACATATCAACATAGACGTAAAAAACGTAAAAAAAGGAGCTAAAAATGGCGAAATCTCATGCAATGGCAAGGTGTCAGGGTTACATAGCCTCTGTACGCAAAGGTAAGAAGAAAAAAACTACAAAAAAGTCAACTAAAAAGAAAAAATAACTGTGAAAAACGCAGTTTCAAGGTAATATATTGTTATAAGTAAATTTTTCTTAGAATCATGGCATTTTTTCGTGGCGAAGAAGGCTCTGTATCATTTGATAACGGAACTGGAACAGTTGGAGCTATAGCTTCTACAACAGCTTGGACTTTAGATACAACAAAAGATACTCTTGAGTGTACTGCTCATGGAGATACATCAAGAAAATATGTAGGATCTTTAATTTCCGGTTCTGGTACTGTTGATCTTCTTTATACCGCAACATCAGGAGATGATACTGCTGAAATTATTAGTGATGTATTAACAACAGAAGATGCTGGTGATGCTACATTCAACCTGTTTTTAGATACATCAGGAACAAAAAAATTAAGTTTTAACGCAATTATTACAGGAACTTCATTCAGTTCTACTGTTGGAGATATTTCTACAGTATCAGTTAGTTTTGTAACTAATGGTGCTATCACTTCTGCTATCTGATGCCTAAAGGATCTTATTCGAGCAAACAACGTAAACTTGCTGCGGTTGCTCCACCACGGGATAAGATCACGGCTGCTGATCTTAAAAAACTACGTTCTAAGAAAAAAAAGAAAAAGAAGTGAAACTTACCACTCGCCAAAAAAATCTATTAGAGAAACATTCTGAACACCATAGCGATAAGCATATGGAGTTTATGAAAAGGCGAATGAGAGCAGGAGATACTTTTACCCAAGCCCATAAAAAAGCACAGGCGAAGGTGGGAAGATGAGAAAACGTAAGTCTGTCAGTTTATCTGTTGGTAGAGGAGAAAAATCTAAAAAGGGGGGTCTTACTGCCAAAGGTCGTGCGAAATACAATCGTGCTACTGGTAGTAATTTAAAAGCACCTGTTACCAAAAAATCAGGTCTTACTGAATCAGAAAAGAAAAGAAGAAAGAGTTTCTGCGACAGGATGGAAGGCATGAAAAGAAAAATGACTAATATTAAGAAAAAGAATGATCCTGACAGCAGGATTAATAAAGCATTAAAAAGGTGGAGGTGTTA